AGCGGTGGCACGCCCAGCCGAACGCAAACTCCGAGACGTCGCACGAGTAGACTGCGACGAACCCCGCCCGCAGCGCGCAACCCACGCCGTCGCCGCGGTGTGTTCCGGTCTCGACAAAGACGCGGTGCTCCTCTGCTTCGGGGAGGAACCGCTCGAGCAGGCCGGGGGCTAGAGGCATCAAAGCCAGCCCGCGAGCCAGGCATATGGTCGGAGGAGTCGCCAGACTGGGTCATCTTCCGCAGGCTGCCCAAACCTGGCTCCGGCGGTGGGAAGTGGGTCTGTCTGATCCATGTATTGAAGGAACGAACCGGCCAGATCAGCACAACGGCTGTTGCAGTAGGTCCCGCCAGACCAGCGTTCCGCGCCAGGGAAACAGTGTAACGAGAGAACTCGGTACTGCGCTTGGGCTAGAAAACGCGAACCCCGACACCGCTTTAAGTCCGACCCACACCACCGACACGAGCCCATCGTTTGGAGCGCGAGTATGTCTGTATTCACGCAGCCGCTACCCAGCAGAACGCCGACGGACGGTACACCGTGAGCGCGAGGCGCTCCTCTGCTCGGTGTGCACGGAGCTTCTGGCGAAAGTAGTCGCTGTGGGAACTGCTAGTACAAAGATGGTTTCGCTTCTGCTGGCGCCACACGGTCGCGCCCTCTCGGAACGCCCCGATGATCGCCGCCACCGTTGGGGGAAGCCCGTTAGTTTCAATGAGACCAAGACCATTATCGGCAGCCCATCCCGAGACGGCCTCGCTGGGGCTAGGTCTAACTAACACTGTGTCTGGGGCTGGGCCGCTTCCTTGTACGGCCAACAGAGCCAAAGCTAGCGTGTCCGCCGTTCTGAGAGGAGCCTTTTGCAGCTCGTCGAGCAGGAAGGCGTCCTCCGCCTGCTCTGTGAAAACAGCGAGACGGCGAAGTTCGTCCGCCAGGGGACGGTGATCGCCTCCGGCGGGAAGAAACATAGACAGCTTGGTAGTCTGGACAGATCGTTTTGCAAGGGGGCCAGATGACTCTTCCAGATAGACCAGGTTCTCCTGGGTGCAGCTCCCCTGACCAAACCGAGTTCCGATAGCCATTGATTGATCCTCTCTTGTAGATGGGCCGCGAATCAACACATACTCCTCAGTCGGTCCTCGATGCGCTGCTTGTACGCCTCGAGGCGTGCGTTGTGGTTCTTCACGAAGTGCGAGCCCGGGTGCATCCGGTGATGGTACATCATCCCGGGGACGAAGTAAAGCGACCGCCCGGAGGCCAACCAGCGCGCGTTCATCAGGATGCTGTCCGCCGTGACAGGGCGAGCGCCGGGGTCCCAGACGTCTAGGTAAGCGTCGCGCGAGACTACGTGGTTTGCGGTGTTGAGGGCGGTCAGGAACATCGGCCTATTCAAGTGCTTCGCGACGGTCTCGCGCGTGACCGTCAGCCCTGCGAACTCCCGGTAGTCGAACTCGGGCATTGCAAAAACGGGCAGGTACGCGGTGTCGAGGCGCCGCTTGCGTGGGATCCGGTCGAGATACTCCTCGGTCGGGATGTTGTCGCTGTCGAACAGGACGACCCAATCGCGGCGCGCGCTCGCGACCGCGGCGGCCTTCGCCGCGTAGCAGTCCTCGTTCTTGTCGTTGCGGCAGAGCCGAACCTTCGGGTGCCCGGCGAAGTGGGCGTGCAGCTTCTCCCACGACCCGTCCGTGGAGGCGTCGTCCAGGATCACTACCTCCGCGACGCGCGGGTGCTCCAGCGGGACCGCGACCGCCTCGAGGAGCATGCCGAACCGGTTGTAGTGGGTGACGGCGAAGGTTAGCATCGGCGGCGCCATTCCTCTCTACCGCACCGGGAGCAACGGTACACGCCCCAGTTCGGGAGCAAGAACAGCCGCTCGGGGACGAAGGCGTAGGTGTGCTCTTGGCCTTCCTTGCCTCGGCACCAGCGCTTGAGGAGTTTGGACTTCGGGGCGCGCGGCCCCTTCTTCGGGACCTCGGGCTCGTCTCGGGACGCGCGGAAGTCTCGGCGCAGCACGCCGCGGGCTCGCCACTCGGAGCCGTTGTTCTTGCTGACCGTAGCCATCACGGGACCTTGTGCCTTCCACACACACAAGACTCCCCTCGCCCGATCCGCCAGCGGCTGCAGTTTCCCGCCGCGGATCCTGCCTTCGCCAGGGCCGCACGTTGCGATGGGGAAAATGCTTGGTATCGTTTCCGCGCAGTAACAGACTCAGCGGCCGTACCTGCGCGCCGCGCATTGCCCACACGAGCGCCTTGCCGCCCCGCTTGGCTCAACCCCGACGGCCCCATTCGAGCGTGAGCAACGCGGATCCCCGTACGACCCGCGCGCACTAACACATCTCGAGGCGTACGGGCCTGGCCTACTTTGCCTCCTGCCACTTGGTTACACCGCCAGTGCGCTAAACGGATATTCTCAGGGATCTTGTCGCCGCCCTCGCAGGCCAACAAAGGGTAATGATCCGCGGACGGTGCCCATGCGGCCCGGTAGGTGGGCCACCCGCGAGGGTCAAAATACGTCCGCCCTTCGGGGCACACACAATCGTCCATCGAACAAGCCATCTCCGTGATCAGGCCGCGCTCAGCAGCCAGCACCAAGACGGCATCCGCCCGGAGCGATAAGAGTTTATCCGCTAACACGCGAGCTTCTCCCAGTGGCTCGGGATACAGTTCCACATCGTCGCGTACAAGGCGGGATCTCCGAACCAGACCGAAGGATAGAACACTTGCTGCTGGTCGGACAGGTACGCTCCCCACCAGCTGTATGAGCTGTTCGCGATCACGTGCGTCGCGCACCGCGACATCAGCCACAGATCCAGGATGTCATGCTTCGGCACCCCTGCGCGCGCTTCGGGATCCACGGGAGTCACAGCCCCTTCGACGAACTCAACCGCTCGCCCGGCGATTCCTAGCTCCTCGACATTCTCCCGGCACCACGGGATGTCGTCCGAGAACACAAGGAACGTCGTGCCGGTAGGTACACGAACCGCCGCCGTCTCCCGGTACCGGCGGGTCAGCTGCGGGAACCGGTCCGCGACGTCCAGGTAGTCGGTGCGCCGGACGTGGATCGCCGTGCAGTGCCGCGACTCGGTCAACCAGATGAGACGCTCATGCCGCTCGTAGAGCTCCTCCGCGCCGCGTTCAGACGGGCCGAACCAGTCGCGCAGCTGCGGCGCCACGAGGTCGATGTGCCGGAGCTCCTGGTAGTACGGCCCCTCGGATTCGCGCTCCATCTCTACCGCTCCCGGTACTATTCTGTAGACTGACTCCGGCAGGGAGAAGTACGGCCGGTACTCCCAGTTGGGCGGGATCGCAGCCCGCGCGCCCTCGCGCTCGGCGCGGTTGAGGGTGGCGGCAACCTGCCATAGCTGATTTCCTAGTCTGCCGACCCGACCCAAGCGGAGAAACGTGTAAGTATTCACGCGGCATACACAGTTAGTTGCTGGGCCGAAGTAGAACGTCGGACGAATAGACCATGCCCGTTTCGGGACTCATAGTGCCGTCCGACACTCAACTCCGTTCGGCTGTCCGTCACTACGAAGACAGTGTAACCCGAGCCGGCCTTGGTGTAAACTTCAGAGACCCGGGCTAGTGGCCCGGGTCTCTGCGTTTCTCGCGAAGCGTTACTGTGTGCAGCGGCAGAACGCGGACGGCCGGTACACGGTGAGCGCAATACGCTCCTCGGCCCGGATCGCTGTCAGGTTCTTCTTGAAATAGTCACTATGACTATTAGAAGCCTCGACACTGACCCCGCCCTTCCGCCAGACCTGAGCCCCTTCGCGGAACGCCCCGACGACTGCGGTGCCGACGTTGACACCGTTCGTCACGATCACCGGGAGGCCCCACGGGTTATCAGCCGGTGCCCGGTACGGGCTCCCGCCGAAGTAGTTCCCGTCACCCGCGGACTTCTGGGTCGACATCGTCCAGTAGTCGGTCGGGTTCATCAGAACCGCGTCCGGGTTGACCCCGCCGTGCTTTTGCACGCGCAGGATTCCCGCGGCGATCCCGTCGAACCAGTTCGACCCGCCGATGTCCACGGACCCGTCTGCGTCGCCGATATTCGCGGCGAGCAGCTCGTCCAGGACGAAGGCGTCTTCCGCCTGGCGGATGAACAGGCCCAGTCGGCCGTTGATGTAGCTGACGATCGCGGGCTCGTCCTCGAGCATCTCGTCCGACACCGGCAGGAACGCGGCGAGCTTCGTCAGCGACTTCGACCGCTTGGTGAAGTCGACGAACGCTGCGGGCTTCGCCTCGCCCTCGGTCGTGGTATCGACCGTGGCATCCGAGTCGCTGTAGCGCTCGTTCAGCACCCCAGGCGTGGTCGTGGTTTCCTCGAGGTACACGAGGGTGTTCTGGGTCGCCGTACCCTGCGCGAACAGGTTGGCGATGACCAGGACGTTCTCGGCCGGGGTGATCGGCCCCCGTGCGATCTGCGGCTGGAGCGGCAGTTCGCCGCCCGCGTCGCCGGTCGCCACGACGGACAGTCCGTCGTCGGTCAGCTTGCGGCCGAACTCGACGGCGCCGGTGCTCCACGTCCCCGTTCCCGGGAATCCGCGGGCCTTCATCGCCTTATAGCCCGGCGAGCGAACGAACGCCTCGCCGAGGGTCTTGGCGTCCTCGGGCTCCGTCACCTTCGGCGCGGGGATGATCGAGTCCTCGATCGCCTTACGCAGCGCATCGCGGTCGTCCATCTCCTGAACGCGAGCCTTTAGGGTCGCAATCTGAGCGAGCGCCTCTTCGACGACAGCTCGTTCCTCGTCGTTGAGGTTGCGCGCTTCGTCCTCGGCCTTGCGTGCGGCAGCCTTCGCTGCCTCGGCAAGCCGAGAAATTTCTTTCTGCAGGTATTCCTTGGCGTCCATCTGCACCCCTGTGCGGTCTTAGGGGCGCGCGTCGTCTCGAGCCGGGTACCTAGGTCTTACCCTGACGGGCCTGGACCTCACCACCGCACACGAGACGTCACGTGCCGCGGCCAGTATACCGCAAAAGTCCTGGGGACCACAGGACCTAAGTCCTGGGGTACACTCCGGCCATGCCGGGCATACGAGTTCCGAGCCGACCAACGGGGGTTCGTGTGCCGCGCGGACGGCCAGCGGGGAAGATGTTCCAGAGTCTCCGATCCGCGGATATGCGGAGCCGCCGGGGCCACGTCCGGGCTTCTCCGCGGGCTTCGATTCCGAGCGGGCGGCCGAGACGGCCGCCGTCCAGAGTCCCGCGCGTTAGGCGCCGGTAAGGACCAGTGTGTAGAGGGGCCGTAGGACCAGGTACAGCCCTGCTGCGGCTAGGATCGCCGTCCACCTCCAGGCGAACCGGCGAGCGAAGGCGTTCACAGCATCTTCCTGGCATGAAACTCGGCGTCCGTAAGGGACGCCTCCCAGCGGTGCTCGCAGACCCCGTCCCCGTGGGGAGAGTCCGGTGTGCAGCCGTCGTCATCTACCACCCCGCAGAACCACCGCCGCTTAAATACGTCGGCGAGGGTTCGGCGGTCGAAGATCGCCTGGGCCTTCACGGGATCTCCTTCCGGGTTGCAGAGTCGATCTCCGGATCCCGGACGAGCCGCGCGAAGAACCTCCGCGCATCGCCGGGGTCGTCGAAGTGGCGGTGCTGCGTGTAGGTCGAGTAGCCGTAGCTACCGGGGTGTCGGAGGGTCCAGGTAACACGAGTCACCGAGTCCGCCACCCTTCAGGAACCGGGACCCACCACACACCACCCGCATAGTAAGGCAGGAAGAGTATCCGAGGCGGACCGGGATCGGCCTGGCGAGGCTCCCATAGAAGGGCGACTAGTAGCCCAACCCCCGCGCCTATCAAGAACGCGATCACTGCTGGTTCCCTCCCTGTAAGGCTACGATCTCAGCTTCCGCTCGAGCGAGCCGGTCGGTTGCCCGGCGTTCCTTGACCATCAGCAACGAGCGCTCGAGTTCGATCACCCCGAGCGTCAGGCGCGCGCGGTCCGCCCGGCCTCGAGCCTCTTCGAGGCGCCGCTCCCGGATCTCGAGGGCTTCGGGAGTGTACTCGGTTTCGGTTGCTTCGCTCACGATCGGCTCCTTTCCGATAGGACCATAGTACCGGGGCCGAGCTGTTTTGTCGAATGTTTTTCATACCACGAGAGCGTTCCAACACGGGTTGGGGTACAGAGAGTGATTCAACAGTTAAAAGGAGAATTGATCTTCAATTCAAAGAAGATCAGTTGAGACCTTCTCTGTCTCCTCAAATTGAGTTGGCATGGCTGGGTATGGTCTTACCATATTGACCTAGTGTTTCACGTGAAAACACACCATACCAACATACCAACTCAATTTCGGCACCCAAGACCGCGGATGTGCGGCTGTACTCCGGGCGGCCCTCCACTACACCGGCAGAGCTGCTCGTCATAGGCCGACCGCTTGATTTCGAGGGTGCCTGCGGCGACGGCGTCGCCCCGCGCCTCCCAGCTTAGTGCGCCCGCCGCCATCGCGTCGATGCTCGCCGGGGAGCTCGGGAACTCCTTCGCGATCGCCCAGAGGAGGATCCCGTCCTCGTCTCGAAGCGTGAGAGCCTTTCGCCGAGTATTCAGAATGTGGCGGGTGAAGACCGGGTCGTTCGGGTGCTGAACGTCTCCGGCGGCGATCGCGGCGGCATACCGGCGGACCATCACTGCCGACGGGCGCGGCCGAGTCATCAGCCAGGCCAGGACACGCTTCTCACCCCACCGCCCTTGCCAGCGGTCAACGAGAACGGAGATGTTCGCCGTGTGCGAGCCCGGGTCCGCGTAAACGCGCCAGATGTTGTAGGACTCGAAGGCGTCCGAGATGATCGCGTCAACTTCCTCGAGCGGGTGTTCGTAGTTATCGGCTGCGCCCTCGGGCCGCTCCCAGATCCCGAGCGGCCACTGGTAGCCGGTCGCAACTTCGGTCGCGACCACCGCGAGGGCGTCGCGGTACCGAGCACCGTCCACGCCGACCACGACGAGCGGACGTCCGCAGGACCACTCGTGGAAAGCGTTCTCTCGGGGGTGGGCCGGGCACCCGCCTCGAGGGACTTCTCGCAGGGTGACGGCGCAGCTTTCCCAGGCTTTCGGCTCGACGGCCCGGTCTTCTCCGGGGACAATCCGGTTGAAGAACAGCCTCTCGGCTTCCGCGGGCGCACCTAGAGCTATCTTCTCGTCGATCTCTACACTGATCCGGTCGAGGTCCACCCAGGGGGACCCGGCGTATACCCGGCGCAGGCACTGCATCCGCTCAGTACGGTTTGACACCTTCCCGGGGCCGGAGTCGGCTTTCATCTTATAGACGTGGACCCCTTTTTCCCAGGTCTTCTGCGCGACAGACTCGCGGATGGGGTCCCAGGCATTCGCCGTCTCGAGGAACCGCCCGCCCATCCCCGCCAGGTTGTCTCGCTGTGCGTTAGCCAGTTTTCGACCCCCGTTTGTGGGCCACCAGTCCTGTGTTTCGTCCTCTGCGGCGAATGTTACACGTCCTCCGGACCGCGATCGCGCGGATGACGTTACAGGACGGATGACCCCACCGTTCGGGAGGTTGACGCGGGTCTCGCCGGAGTCGGGGATGTCGGCGGCGACGGCTCCCTCACGGATCATAGGGAGGAGTGCGCGCCAGATGTTCCCGGCCTGGTCCTCCGAGACGGCGGTGATCTCAATCCAGGGCGTCGGCCACGGCCGACCTATCGGCTCGCCGTGGGCGTTCCAACCATCGAAAAGTACAGGTCCGGCGGCCTCCGCGATGGCTACGGCGGCTGAAAACGGGCCTTTACCTATCTTTTTCGGCATCACAAGCTGCCCTCCTCGGTCGTAGTGGAATGCTCGAGATGGTTTGCGCACGTCACGGACAGCAGTCGGCCGGACCCGGTAGAACCACACGAGGAACTCGAGCTGCCAGTCGGCCAGGATGAACGGGTCACTGACGAACGGGCCGTCTGGGACCACGAGGTTCTCTTCGATCCACGCCGCGACTTCATATCCCAGTGTGGGAAACTCACCTTTTTCTTTCGGACCGTGCCAGGGCATCAGGGAGTCGTATCCACAGCCCGGACGCGGCGCCGGAGGTCATTCACAGGCTGTTCCGGGTCCGGGTCGGGTTCGGGCAGGGGTTCGTCAGTCTCCCAGCGGAGGTCACGCATCGCTTTCGGGCTGACACCGATCTTCGTGTCCAGCTGGCGAGCTTCGGCAAGGAGCTTCGTGTCTGCCATCCCCATCGACGCTTCGACGAACACGCGCACGTAGAGGGCCACTGTTCCGTAGTCGCGCATCCGATCCCATTCGACGGCCTGCGGGAGTAGCCATAGCTCAGCCCACTTCGCTTCCTCGAGTTCGGCTAACCGCGGGTCAGGGTGGACCAGGAGGGGCCATGGCGGTGGCGCCCCTCGGCGTCCTTCGTGCGGAAGTAGCTTGAAGCCTGGTGTTGGGTTCCGCCGTCGGCGCTGAGACGGGTCTTTCGGGGGCGGACCGCTCACGGCTGCGCCTCTAGGGCCCGGCGGACCCGCTCCATCCGTTCTGCGCGCCGGGCTCGTTCCATGTCTCCGTGGCGAGACTCCCAGTGCTTACGTGCTGCATCCGCGAGGGCTGCGCGGTGTTCGGGGGTCTTCGGGCGCCCTCGGAGGGCGTCGCCGATCCGGCGGCGCCGCGCGAGCTCGGCCTCGACATCCTGGTCAACACCCACAGGCGATATGTTACTACATCTTGCTACATCTTGCCATGCCGCAACAAACAGTACATTTCCTTAAATACC